AAAAAAAACAAAAAGATGAACAATCAGATTATTTTTGAGAAGGTCGCTGAGATGCGCAAGCAACAGAAGACCTACCAGGAAGCAAGACCAAGCTCGCAGGAAAGCAGGGACGCTCTCATAGCTAGCAAGCGGTTGGAGACCGAAATAGACCAGGAGATAGCGAGAGTGCAGGCAATCCTTGCCAAGAAAGACATCTTCCTGGTTCAGTACAAGGACGTGGACGGAAGCATCGCAAGCAGCCTGGTAGAAGGCTTCGACATGGAGACCCAATACCGACAGGGCTACATTGTCGCCAACATCACCAAGAGAACCGTAACATACAACGGCAAGGATTGGGAGGCGATGACGCTAAAGCCAGGAAACAGCATGCCAACCACCATGCAGGCGAAAGGAGGTGCAGCATGAGCAAGGCAGAGCAATACGTCCAGAAGCTGAAGGAATGCCAGCAGATGGATACAGAAGGAGGACACTGCGAGGCAGACAGAATCCTCCTGGACATCATCCGAAACGAGCTCGGAGAAGAGTACAAGCAAGTGATTGAAGAATACGAAGAGGTACCGAAATGGTACGCATAACCCATAAAACAAGAACAACATGGCAAAAACAAAAATGAAAAATCCGCAAGAGATTATCAGCACCAAGAACCTCCGCAACAAGGCAGCCAACGTCACAACAAAGGACGGGGAGGCTTTCGTATGCGTGACGAAGACAAAGGACGAAAAGGTAGGGCTTTCATGGAAGGGAACGAAGCAAGACTTGCTCAACCTCCTCTTCACAGCCTGCCGCAACGACAAGCAGATGGCAGCACTCATCTGCAGAGCCGCAAAAGACCACATCGACTACTGCAAGGGCACGCACCAGGACTGGGTCAACTTGACAGCAGACATCGTTCAGCTCGACCAAGAGCTCGACACCAACCAGCATCAGGAAGGAGGTAACGCATGAACGAAGAAGAGCACAGAGAAAAAATGATTGACCGCCAATGGGGACTTCTTGCTGCAATCGCCCAGGGCTACTGCCAGAACCCAGAGTTTGCATGCACAGCCTACCAGCCATTGGCAGACATGATTGTCCGAACAGCGAATGCGGTCAAAGAGAGAATCCTGCATGATCCCCGAATCAAAGCAACAGAAGCTATCGAGATAGGCGACGTCATCGAAAGCAAAACGAAGATGATAACCGTAGAAAATATTCGCCATTTCAATCATGGTACGAATGTTTTCGATGGAAACACCATCGATGAGCCGAAGGAATACTGCTGCATTGATGCTCTGGAGGTTGAATACATCAACGGAAGGAAGGTGCCATGATTGAGCCAAAGAAGATACGCAAGGGCGATGTTGTGGCAACCAAGCACCAGAGCATCATCGTAGAGAGAATAGAAGGCGAAGGCGAAAACCTCGCCTTCTATGGAAAGATTTGCAACAAATACGGATGCCCAAGTGGAAAGACAAGCATCCACCGACACATCTACGCCTCCGTAATTTACAGAGTTACACGAGGAGCGAAAGTCATAATGAAACAAAACGATTAAGAAAATGAAAAAAATCATGTTCAACGACAAATACGGTCTGACAAAGGCAGTATTAGAAGGGCGCAAGACGCAGACAAGAAGAATCGGCTACCATGGAACGTTTAAGCGTTACTGCAACTGCGGATTCTGCTTGGAAGGAGCGGACAAAAACAAGCTCTTCATCAATGACGGCAACGAGGTGGTAGCCAAATCCAAGTTCAAGCTAGGAGAAGAGGTGGCGATTGCCCAGAGATACATAGGCCTGGCAGAGGACGATGAGTTCTACCGCCTTTGTGGAATTCACGGAATGCCGCTGGAGCTCATCAAATACGAGAAAGGCTGCGACAACAAAATGTTTGTTAAGGCAGACCTCATGCCGCACCGCATCCGCATCACGTACATTCGTGTTGAACTTTTGCAGAACATCTGCGAAGAAGACTGCCTGGCAGAAGGTATCGTGGATTTTGAGAGCAGAATAAACAAGGCGCATTTTTACAGCATTACAGATGAATCTGCCACCTACGAGACAGCCAAAAAGCCATACTCCCTGCTCATTGACAAAATCGCAGGAAAAGGCACATGGGACAGAAACCCACTCGTTTTTGTTTACGAGTTCGAACTTATCAAATAGCAGAGCCATGGAGGAAACAAAATACAAGCTCCAGCAAGCCGCAAGCGGAATGCAGGACACCCAGGGCAGCACCTGGATCAACGCCTGGAACCAATACGGAGCAGCATCCCTGTCCGAGGTACCAGGAAGAAAATAAATTTAAAACACTTAACAAAACAAGAAATTATGGGAAAGAACAAAAAGCGCAACAGATGGAACAGCCAGCCACGCAAACAGGAGAATCCGCTGGCACAGCAGCAGAAAATGGTAGCACCAAAAGCGGTGCGTGATTATTGGGCGAACAACCTCACGCCAGACGAACAGCAGATATTCAACACCCCGATAGCGGTGGCACAGCAGGCAGGAGTCATGCAGCGACTCGGATATCTTACAGCCGCATTCCTTCACATTCACAGCGTACAGAGCCTCCTGTTCGGAGAGATGCAGAACATCGTCGAGGATTGGGGATTGCTCATCAAGGGAGTGCAGCCCGTCATCAATTCCCTGCTGAACAGCGAGGACAAATTCTTCAACGTCATGCACGACCTTGTGAAGAACCAGAGCACAGGCATCAAGGAGACCTACACCCAGGACGTGGACGCATTGTTCGACAGAATCACCCGATGGGAAGGAATCCCAAAGGTCTGGAAGCCTGGCGACGAACAGAAGCTGGAGGGCAGAGCGAGAATGGACGACATCATCGGCAGCTTGAAGCAGGGAGTCTTGAAGCTGAAGGAGCAAGACATGGAGCCAGAGCCAAAGGAGGAAGCGAGAATCTTCTACGCCATCGCAGAGATGAACGAGGATGAGACAAGCACCATCATCGAGCAGGATATCGCCAACAAGGGAATGGCTGCCATCAAAGCCAGGAACCTCGCCAAGAAGAACCCAGACAAGATGTACGTCCTTTTCGAGCAGCGCATGCAGGTTCAAGAGACATGCCACATGACACCATTCAAGCAGTGCAGAAGCCAGCCGACCAAGACGAGGTGGTGAACGTAAAGATAGAACCAATGAAAAAAGGCAAGAAGCCGAAGGAGTAACATGAGAGCTACATAGACGAATTCATAAAATGGCTTGAACAGCCACACAAGCGAGAATGGAGACCGAAAGAGGTACACCTTCTCGCAGTCACGAACAAGAAGACAGGCAAGGTCTGCGATATTGCCGTGACACACGACGTCCCTCCATTGAAGGAGAGAAAATGGAAACTGCAATGCATGTACCCAGAGAGCGAATACAGCTACGAGCGCATGCAAACCGACATCAGACACATAACAACGCCAATGAGTGGAACAGGACATAGACTGCAGAGCACGCCATGCGCACATTGCGGTCACGCTTACGAGAGCATAAACACTTGGGTCTGCGGCAAGACAGGGAAGCCGATATTCAACGGCAACCCCCATGCGATGACCTCACGGACAAAAGACAGGAGCTGAAATGGAAGAAAGAAGAGACAAAGAGTACATAATCGAGGTGACAGCTGACAAGGAACAGCAACAACAGGCTATCCTCCGTATTGCAATAGCAACAGGCATCGAAACCGAACAAATCGAAAATTGCATAGCCAAGCTGGAGAGCTGCCGAATCCTAACGGAAGAGCGCAGTATTTACGTGGATACCAGAGGACGCATTCAAGAAGATATCCGAGATTACTACTGCCCAGAGAAGCTGGAGGAGAAGCTACAGAATAAGCTCCGTCGCTTCCATGCCAGCAGGAAGCATCTGCCAAGAACGGCTCCAAAGGCAAAGCCATGGAGCTGGAACCGAATAAGGAGCCGCCCGAACACCAAGCACGGCTACCATTAGCCAACACCTCCACCACCTCCTCCGAAATGAGGGGGAGGGTTTGGGAGGGGGTGCGTGTACCCACATACACGCAAGCAGGCGCACACCCACATGCACGCATACACACACCCAGGCGCACGCATAAGGGTGACGCAGGCAGGCACAACAACGAACGGATTCAACCAACCATACAAACAGAAACAAAGGAGAAAGACAAATGACGAACATGGACGCATTGTTGATTTTAGGCATCGTCGCATTCTTGGCGATGTACGCAGCATGGATGTGGGACGAGGTGAAGAAAGCAACACCCGACCCATACGATTGCGAAGAGAGCCAAAATAATGGCGCACAAGCGCACGAAACGACCTCGGACGAGGAAATACAAAGCAACGAAACAAAAACGCAGCAGGAGGCACGAAAATGAGCCACAAGGAACAAATTATCATCGGAATTGACCCAGATGTCGATAGAAACGGCATCGCAATGCTCGACATGAGCACCCACAGCCTACAGGTTCAGATGCTCGCCTTCCCGAACCTCCTCGACTTCATCAAGGAGAAATACCGCCAATTCGCAGAAATTGACAAATGGGACTTCAAGGTCATCATCGAGGCTGGATGGATGAACCACGGCAACTACCACATCAAGTGCTGGCACGGCAAAGACCGAAAGATCACCAAAGAGGAGCTGGAGGAAATAACTTTACAGAAGCTGGGCAGGCTCAACCAGGAGGGGCGAGATGCCGCCCTGCTCGCCTGGGACTACGCTGGGCTGCCCATGCGCATCACGAGCGCAACCCTCCGAGGTGTGCCTTCACCGAAAAACCCCATTTTTTCACGGAAATAGGCACAATTTGTGTTAATTTTTGCCCTAAAGTGATTACGATATAACCACTTTTTCTTAAATTTGCGGCATGAGACAGAAGCAAGACAATACAAAGGACGTCCGAGAGGAGCAGGAGCACCTCTCGGATTTCATGGGTGATATCGGCAACTTCGACCTCCCAGACCTCGACCTCAACCTTGTGGACTTCCTGCCATCGGACGAGACGGAGGAGACAAGGTACACCCTGCCAAAGGTGGTACCGATGAAGGAGGACTTCGTGATGTACGACAATGCCCAGAAGATGGCGAGGGAGCTGCGCCTGGGATTCGGGGAACGCTTCGATGCATTCGTGAGCGGTTCCTTCATATTCGGGGACTTCATCGAGGCGTACCTAACAACCCAGCGAGCCTGCGCCAAGAAGATGACAATAAGCACGCTTTCGCTTAGCCAGAACAACGTGGACAGCCTGCACACCCTCATGGATAAGGGCTACATCGAGGAATTGAACCTCATCATTAGCGTTTATTTTTGGGGCAACGAGCGTAGGAGCCTGGTTCCGTACATTTACAAGCAGCTGGACATTGGCGACCGATTCCAATTAGCGGTGGCAGGCGTTCACACCAAGACCGTACACTTCGAGACCCTGGGAGGGCGCAAGATTATCATGCACGGCTCTGCGAACCTCCGAAGATCTGGAAACATCGAGCAGTTCACCATGGAGGAGAACCCTGAGCTGTACGATTTCTACGATGACCACTTCAGCAGGATTCTCGACAAGTACGCCACCATCCGCAAGCCGATACGCAACAGCAAGGCGTGGGATCTGTTCACACGAATGACATTCGATAAAAGTTAAATTTCAAAAACAAAGGAGAACGAGCCATGAGTAGTAGCGGTTCAGAACACAAGAGCGGAGGCAGCGTCCTCCACGGCAGCACCAAGGCATCTGGGCGAGCAAAGAGCGTCCTGCCATTCTCCGCATTCAGCGGTGGTGCCGCACCATTTTAGCAACAATTCCAGACAGGAGAGGCGAGCCTTGAAGAAGGGCTCGCCTTCACTGCTTAAACCAACGAAAGACAAAAAGCATGGACACGACAACAGCAGATATTCAGAGAAGGGACATGGACATCACCCAGCTCCACCCGAACCAAGGACAGGTGGAAGGGCTGCCTAAGAACCCACGATTCATACGAGACCCGAAATTCAAGAAGCTGGTGAAGAGCATCCAGGACGACCCCGAGATGCTGGAGCTTCGAGAGCTTATCGTTTATGACACACAGGATGAGCGAGGATTCGTCATCATTGGCGGTAACATGAGATACGAAGCCCTGCGCAAGCTGAAATACAAGACAGCCGTCTGCAAGATTCTCCCCCACGACTTCCCGATGGATAAGATGCGACGCATCGTCTTGAAGGATAACTCCAGCTTTGGAGAGACGAACTTCGACGACCTCATCAACGATTGGAAGCCAGAGGAGATAGATGCAGCTGCCATCGACGTACCAGACATTCCCGACCCAGAGGAGGAAGAGGAAGCGAAGGACGATGGCTACGATGTGGCTGGCAACACGCCAAAGAAGGCGACCAGCAGGACAGGCGACATCTACCAGCTCGGCATGCACCGCCTCATTTGCGGAGACAGCACGAAGCAGGAGTTTCTCGATGCCCTCATGGACGGAGAACAGGCAGACCTGCTTGTAACTGACCCACCATACAACGTGGACTACCAAGCGAAGGGAAAGATGAAAATCGCCAATGACCACATGGCAGACGAGAACTTCGTGGCATTTCTCACGGACACCCTGCAGAATGCCAACGACAGCATGAAGCCAGGGGCAGCCTTCTACATCTGGCATGCGGACAGCCAGGGCTTCAACTTCCGAACAGCCGTGAAGAACATCGGATGGGAGACACGCCAATGCCTAATCTGGAACAAGAACAGCCTCGTCCTCGGTCGACAGGACTATCAATGGAAGCATGAACCCTGCCTGTACGGATGGAAGGAAGGAGCTGCCCATTACTTCACCAATAAACGAAACCTCACCACGGTGCTCGAGCAGAAGGTGGACATCGAGAGCATGAGCAAGGCAGAAATGAAGGACTTGCTCCAGCAGCTATTCGGAGGCGACATACCGACAAGCGTAATAGACTGCGACAAGCCGAAGAAAAACCCTGATCATCCAACCATGAAGCCTGTACCGCTGATTGGCAAGCTCATCAGCAACAGCAGCAGGGTAAAGGATATCGTCCTCGACATATTCGGAGGCAGCGGAACCACACTCATCGCAGCGGAACAGCTCGGCAGGTGCTGCCGCATGGTGGAGTTCGAGCCGATATACGTGGACGTCATCATCAAGCGATGGGAGGAGCTCACCCAGCAGAAGGCTGTCCGCATCGGCAACATTCTGGAGGATAAGCAGCGAGAGGCAAGCACCCTGCTGCCTGCCCAGGAACCTGCCGCCACCAAGCAGACCAAAAAATCGAAGAAGAAGGAGGAATAAGCAATGCCAAGAGGAAAAGAGACAATGACGGAAAGCCAGCTCGCCAACATCGAAAGCCACAAATGGCAGAAGGGACAGAGCGGTAATCCAAAGGGCAAGCCCAAGGACAGGGTCAAGGCACTCTTGAAGCAGGTGCTCCCCAAGAGCAAGCTGAAGAAGAGCGAAGGACTCACACAGGACGAAATCAACACAATCGAGAGAAGCATCCTCGCCATGGAGCTGTCAGACTTGCAGGTATTGGCGAAGGCAGACGAAACGCCAGCCTACGCAAAGACGCTGGCAATGGCTGCCATCATCGATATGAAGAACGGCAAGACAACCACCGTGGACAGACTCATGGACAGGCAATACGGCAAACCGCAGCAGAAGGTGGACATCACCTCCAACGGCAAACAGATCCAGCAGGGGACACCGCTCACCAGGGAGGAGCAAATCGCATATTTGAAGAAGCTGGAGGAGGAGTACTAGCATGATGCACGACACCGAACTGCAAAAGATGTGGGTACTGCAGAACCCCCTCAACTTCACTCGGTACTTCTTCAAGGAGAACGGAGGCAAGCGGTTTATTGTCGGACACCACCACAAGAGAGTATGCGATGCGCTGGATAAGGTGCTGAAGGGCGAATGCAACAAGCTCATCATCAACATCGCACCACGATACGGCAAGACCGAGCTGGCGGTTAAGAACTTCATCGCCATGGGACTCGCAATCAATCCAGCCTCCAACTTCATACACCTCTCCTACTCCAGCGACCTGGCAGTGGACAACTCCATCGCCATAAAGGACATCGTAAACAGCGAAGCATACCAGGCGATGTTTGAAACCAGGGTGAAGTATGGAAGCGACACCAAGGCGCAATGGGACACGGAGCAAGGCGGTGGAGTTTACGCAACCTCCACCCTCGGACAGATAACAGGTTTCGGAGCTGGCGAGGTGGACAGAGTGGATGAGCATGGCAACCCACTGCCCTACCGATTCGCAGGAGCCATCATCATCGATGACCCTATCAAGCCAGAGGATGCGCTGAGCGACGTGGTGCGTGAGCGAGTGAACCGACGATTCGAGACCACCATCCGAAACCGAGTCAACAGCCGCAACACGCCAATCATCATCATCATGCAGCGACTCCATGAGCATGATCTTTGCGGCTACCTCCAGGAGATAGAGCCAGACGATTGGACGGTCGTAAGCCTGCCATGCGTCACCATTGACGAAGACGGACACCGCCAGCCGCTCTGGGAATTCAAGCACACCCTGGAGGAGCTGGAGAAAATACGCCTCGCCAACTCCTTCGTTTACGAGACACAGTACATGCAGAACCCGACACCAATCGAGGGTCTCATGTATTCCCATTTTAAGACCTACGACACCATGCCGATAGAGGCACACCTGCCAAGGCGCAAGTGCTACATCGATACAGCGGACACAGGAGCCGACTGGCTCTGCGCCATCTGTTACGAGGAATACGAGAGCGGATGCTACGTGACGGATATCGTATTCACCAACAAGAGCATGGAGTACACCGAACCTGCCGTAGCAAGAATGCTGGTGCGGAACCAGACGCAGGAGGTCGTGGTCGAGAGCAACAACGGAGGTCGAGGATTCAGAAGGAACGTGGAGAAGCTGGTGCGAACCCTTGGCAATTGGGACATGGTCTTCATTGACCTGGCACAGACCGCAAACAAGCAGACCCGAATCTTCACGAACAGCTCGAAGGTTCAGAACATGGTCTTCTACCCAGAAGGATGGGAAGACCGCTGGACGCATTACGCCAACGCCATGAAGTCATACCGTAAGGAGGGAGGAAACGAGCATGACGATGCGCCCGACTGCACCACAGGCATCGTGGAGCGTTTCGGATTGTTCACCTCGGCAGAGATTACGGATGAGGAAGAAGAGGAAATCGAGGACGAAGTTTATTAATTAAAAAACATAGGAGACAAAGCAATGCCAGACATTAGAGAAATTATCGATAGAGAGAACAGACAGCAGGAGCGATCATCGAGGACTTGCGCCAGAAGAACATCGATGTCATCCCATGGAAGGTGCTCGAAAAGGAGTACAACCCCAAGCTGCACCCTGTTTACACAGACAAGAACTACAGAGACAAGACACGCAGAGGCAAGACCGAGCGCATGACAAGAGTGACCTACAACATCCAGAAGCTGGCGGTGAAGCGCATGAAGGAGCTGATGTTCACAATCCCCGTCAACCGCAAATACACCACTGCGGACGACAACGAGAAGAAGGCAGCAGCCATCATGGAGGCGATTTTTCAGAAGAACAGAATAAACGCCTTGAACCTTAAGCGTTCCCACAAACTCTTTGCGAGCTGCGAGATGGTCACCATTTGGTACGCCCAGCTGCAGGACACCACATACGCAGGCTACCCAAGCAAGCTGAAACTGCGCTGCCGCACCTTCTCGCCATTGGACGGAGACATCTTGTACCCACTATTCGACGAATACGACGACATGATAGCACTCAGCGTCCAATACACCAGGAAGAAAGGGAACGACACCGTAACCTACTTCGATACCTACACCGATGAGTTCCACTTCCGCTGGATCAATATGAACAGCAACGGATGGAAGGAAGACATCGTACCAGAGCCTATCAATATCAAAAAGATAGCAGGCATCTACATACACCGAGACCTCCCGATCTGGGAAGACCAGAGCGACAACGGCTACGAGCTGGAATGGACGGAGAGCAGAGCTGGCAACTACCTCCGCAAGAACAGCCGACCTACATGGGTCATCTATTCGGACAGCCAGAAGGTGACAGCTCCAAAGAACAAAAAGCAGGAGCCGACAGACGACAACGCAGGACGAAACGTCCTCCGTTACGGCAAGGGAGACAAGGCTGGGTACGCAACCTGGAGCCAGGCTACCGATGCACAGAAGCTATTCACGGAAGAGCTGAGACGCAACATCCACACCAGCCTCCAGCTGCCAGACATGAGCATGGAGCAGATGAAAGCCACCCCGATGAGCGGAGAAGCACGCAAGATGCTCTTCATCGATTGCCAGATGAAGGTCACGGACGAAAGCGGAGACTGGCTGGAGTTCTTCGACAGAGAGGTCAACGTGGTACGAGCTTTCTGCAAGATCATGTACCCAGAGCTGGCGCAGGCATTCGACACGCTGACCGTCACAAACGAAATTACAGCCTTCCAAATCGATGACCGCAGCCAGGAAATCAAGGATATGAGCGACGCAACAGGTGGTAAACCTATCGTTTCACGAAGAACCGCCATCCGCAGGCTCAAAATGGTACCAGAAGAGGAGGTCGAGGAGGAAGAGAAGAGAATCGAACAGGAGGAGGCTGCGGCAAACGATGCCTTCACCAACGAACCAACCATGTAAAGGATTAGAATATGCCAAAGAAGTTCACCATAGGCACATACGACAAGAAGCACAAGGAGAACCTCGCAAAGAGAGCCAGGAAGGTGCAGCAGCTATACGATGCAGCCGTCAAGCGCATCGCACAGGCAGCTGCGCCCTCGCTCTTTGATGCCGACCAAAAGAAAGAGTTCCACTTCGAGGACTTCCCTGCCTTGAAGAAGGAGATGGAGGCACTCATGCAAGACCTCGGAAGCAGCCTCCAAGCTAACATCGAGGACGGAGACCAGGAAAGCTGGACGCTCTCCAACACCAAGAACGACGCAATGGTGGACTCCATCATCGGCAAGAAGCACCTCCCGAAAAAGGTGGTGCAGGCATGGAAGCACCCACACCTGGAGGCACTCAACGCATTCATCGCACGAAAGGAAGCAGGCATGAATCTCAGCAGAAGGATCTGGAACCTCACCCAGCAGTTCAAGAGCGAAATGGAGCTCGCCCTGGAATTGGGCATGGGCGAAGGAAAGAGTGCTGCCGCTCTGAGCCGTGATATCCGAAAATACCTTGTCGAGCCAAACAAGCTATTCAGAAGGGTACGAGATAAGAGCGGAGCTTTGCGCCTCTCCAAGGCAGCTGCCGCATACCACCCAGGGCAGGGAGTCTATCGCTCCAGCTACAAGAACGCCCTCCGAATGACAGCGACCGAGAACAACATCGCCTACAGGACAGCTGACCACAACAGATGGCAGGCTCTCCCTTTCGTCATCGGCATCGAAATCCATATCAGCAACAACCACCCGACGGAGGACATCTGCGACCTATTCGACGGAAAACGCTTTCCAAAGGACTTCAAGTTCACAGGATGGCATCCATGGTGCAGATGTTATGCAGTTTCCGTCCTCGCCAGCCAGGAGGAGATGGACGCATACACCACCGCACTCATGAACGGAGAAGACGTAAGCAATTGGAAGTTCACAGGGCAAGTGGAGAAAATGCCAAAGGAGTTCAACAAATGGATGAAGGACAACCAGGCAAGAATCGAGAACGCCACCTCCATGCCCTACTTCATCAAGGACAACTTCAAGGACGGAGATCCTGCCAAGGGACTGCGATGGGAAGGCGTGGAAAAATCCAACAAGAAGGATGATGCAATTGTGGCGATACCGAAGAGCAAGCCTACGGACGAATGGAAGGGCATCAGCAAGAACGACAGAGAGCTCCTGGAACTCGTACAGACAGAAGGCTGGACGGAACAGAATCAAGACCACTATCGTGACTTGCTCGACAAGGCATACGATGCAGAAATGAAGAAGGCAAATCTCAAACCAACGAGACTGCGCACAAAAGCAGAGGAGGATGCCGTCGATAGCTTCAGACAATGGGGATTTGAGGAACTTAATGAGGCTCTACGAGCAGGAAAACCACTTACAGCAAAACAAAAGGAGGTACAGGAACAGATAGACAAGATAATGAGCAGAACAACGCTGAAAAAAGATATTGTCGTATATCGAGGAACAAAGGATGCTCCAATAGATATCAATCCAGCATACTCCAGCACGACAACACGAATCACCATCGCAGAGCACTTCTCGTCCGAGATGTACGGCTCGAAGCACCTGTACGCATACCGCATACCAAAGGGTACGAACTGCCTAATCATTGGAGGCGCAGAGGATGAAATCGTTCTGCCACGAGGCTTTAACCTTGGGCAATACAAGATAGGCGCAAAGAAAACAAGCCCTGTAATCATCAAGAAGCCAACAGCAAAGGAAATCGCAGCCAAGCGACATGCAGCGAGAACCAGCGAACAGGCAAGCGACATACAGACGAAATGGGATGAGAGCCGAAGCAACGCATCCATCGTCGCAAAAGCAAAAAGAACTATGCGCATTGCAGAAAGGTTCCCTGCTTATAGCAATATAAAGCTGAAACGAGCACTTGAAAAGACAGATTACAAGAGGCTCGCCAAAGTTACGGCAGAGGAGCGAGGCTACCTTGCAGAATGGGTAGGAATGGAAAGGAAGACCATAGAAGCAAGAATTCTGCTTAACACAACAAACAGCATAGATGCAGGCACTAGAAATTACATACTTCATGAAATCTTGACAATAGAAAAAGCCCTCAAAGCAAAAGGCAGAAATGCATACGGCAAAGCGAAAGATGGAATCAAGAACCTCGAGAAGGAGCTGGCAGCATTCAAGCCTGTCAAGACATTAAAGAAGGACGCAAAATTCATAGAGAGGCTGGATGCAGGCGAAACTGCTGAACAATTAGCAGCACGTCTCGGAAAGGATTGTCCAGCTACATTAAAGAACTTCGCTAAGACCGTTAATCAGTTAGAAGCAGATGTTGTTGGAGAGTTCAGCCAAGAAGAAATACAAGTCTTCAAAGATACCGCTCGTGAAATGTTTAGAAAATACGACTTCGCTACAAACACCAAAGCAAAATACCTCGAAAATATTTTGGATGATCATCTCAAAAATCTCCAAGAAACAGGCACTAGCGGTGGAGGAACCAACGTTCAAAGCAGAATAAACACCAGCCATGACAACTTCGGCATTAGCAAAACAGCCAAAGCTGAAGAATTCGAGAAATACGGATTATTGGCAGAAAAAGATGTAAACAAGAGGGTAGGTGGAGATTGGTACGGACAAACAACCATACGATGGAAAAAGGACAAAGTAAACGCCACGTTCACAATGGATGATTCATTAGACGATTACGCATTTATTGCCCCAAGCCTCGTAACAGACCCAAAGATAACATCTATCGCTGCACGAAACGGAAGAAATATAAGATGCGTAGATTTAAATCAGTTCAAGGCTATCCAGCAGGCATCCAAGAAGGGAATAGACGACATGTTAGACAAAATGCCAGGCGTTTATTACATTGAGCTCCAATACCACGGACAACTCACAATGGACTGCATCGAATCGGTGACATTCGCAGAGAAGAGCGAAGCAAGAGTAGCAAAAAAAGCAATAAAGAAACTGCTTCAAAAAGGCATCCCTTGCTACATTCAAAACGAAAATACGAAACAAGCAGACCGAATTACAGAACAAATATTCAAAACCTTATAAGGTAAAGGGTAAATCGTAGTTTTTGGTTTTACCATTAGACACATAGAAAGAAGCCTTCATAAGCGCATCGTCGAGTTGAAGCCAAGAAGGAATAGGCGCACCACGCTCAACAGAGAGCAGCGCAACCTTCACGGCTTCATCCTTCGATGAGAAAGAAGGAGCTAAGCGAAAACAACAAGATAACCTGTTGGTGAACATTACGAAACCAGCACCTCCATAAAAGTAACCAGCATCACATTCACCAACCCAAATGCGGCTACCAGCATCGCTGGTATAAAAGCAAAGGGTCTTCACATCGGATTTTTTTATTTCATTCTTCATAATCGTTCGCTTTTTGCGGCAAATTTACGAAAAAAGCACGAAACACCAAAGCGGAAAAGCGGTTATTTTCCGATTTTAAGGTTAATTCACGTTAAAAAGTGATTACAATATAACCACTTTAACGAAAAAAGCCGTAAATTTGCGCCATTACAAATTTGTATAACCAAAACGTAAAATTTATGTTTGAAAAGATTTTAGCAGGACTCAAAACCAAATTTCCTGGGGTTGATTCCAAGATTCTAGAGCGGATAGCCAAGAAGAAGGCTGAGACGACAACCACGGAGGACGAAGTAAAAACCGTCGTAGATGGGGTGACCTTCCAATCCATCATAGACAGCGAAGGCGACAGACGAGCGAACGAAGCCCAGAGTTCAGCCGTTAGCAACTATGAGAAGAAGTACAAACTGAAGGATGGCAAGCCTAGCGAGCCACCACAGCAAGACCCACCACAGCCGCCTACACCACCAGCAGGAGGGGAAGACAGCGAGGTGTTGAAGATGCTCAAACAGATCCAGCAGGACAACCAGCAGCTGCGAACCGAAATCAATGGCATGAAAACCAAGGAGCTCGGCAACCAGCGCAAGGATAAGTTCAGCGCATTATTTGAAGGAGCATCCGACAAATTGAAGGAACGCTACATGCGAAACTACGACCGACTCACCTTCAAGGACGACGAGGACTTCAACGGCTGGCTCGACCAGCAGAAGCCGTTCATCGAGAGCGACATCAAGGAGGAGAAGGCGCAGGGTGCCAAGACCACACCACCTGTCGGTGGAAAGCGCAAGCCAGGCGAAGAGGCAGACCCAGCGGTCACCGCTTACCTTAATGCAGAGGCAAGCCGAGAGGCACAGACGGCATCGCCTGTAATCATCGGACTTGCACAACCAGCGCAGCAGGCACCACAGCAGTAGCCAAGTTAAACATTTAAAAGGGAAAAAGCCATGAACAGAATGTTCAAGCACCAGGACGCAGCTCCAGCCGACCCTATCATCTTCGAGACAATCACATCGGAGAAGCCAGGAGGTGGACTCGTCAAGAACCCAGAGTTCGATTTGAAGCCAGGTCTCGCAATGGGACAGGACGCAAGCGGACTCTACGTCCCAATCAAGGGATACCGACTCGTAACAGAGTGCAAGACAGCTGACACCACTATCAAGATTGCCAAGGGTAGCGGTATCAAGAAGGGAGACGTAATCGCCCACGGCAAGGTGGGTGTCGCCTGCACAGAGGTCGACACCACCACCAGCCAGATTACGATGTTGTAACCGTGACGATGGGCGTGGAAATCGCCCAGGACACCGTCCTCTACCAGGCAGCCAGCGCAGCGGACGGAACTGAAACAGAGGCTGCACCAATCCACAAGCCAGAATACATTCTCGGCAATTTCATGGGCAACCTTGGCAAGGCTGGAGAGGGTGACTTTGAGGCTCGACTGATTAGAGCCGCAAGCCTTCGCAAGGAGACAGCACCTGTCGCTGCCGAAATCGTGGATTTGATGAAGGGCATCACGCTCGATTAATTAATTAACACAAAGGAGAAAAGAAACAATGGAAGCACCATTATTCGACATTGACATCCCTGGAATGCAGGCAACCGTAAACAAGTTCCAGCCAGGTACAGGTCTTGCATGGGCTACCCTCTTCCCATTGAAATACACCCGAAAGTTCGATATTAAGGGCTTGGAGGGTGACGAGGGAATCCCTGTAGCAGCCGATCGTGTCGCATTCAACACCAAGGCTCCAAAGAAGACACGCCAGAAGGTCGGCACATGGAGCGGTAAGCTCTCCAAGTATTCCGTGAGCCGAGACAAGGACGAAATCGAGATAAATGAATACCTCGATGCACAGACACTCGCAAACTCAGCAACCGAGAACCAGCAGGAAAAGCAGGAACTCGTTAACATGGTTTACGATGACGTTTCATTCGTCCGCAAGGCGATGGACTACAAGGTGGAGCTGGACTGCATGCGCATTGCATCAAGCGGTGTACAGACCTTCCCAGAAAAGATTGAAGGCGACATGGCATCACAGGACATCATCGACTTCAACGTACCGAAGGGCAACTTCATCGGTGTGAAGATTTCGGAGGTCAAGGCAGGAACTGTCGTTAAGAAGAAGGGCTACGAGTGGAGCGATGAGGAGAACGCAGACGGACTTCTCGACCTCGCCAACGCCCAGGACATGATAGCAAAGCAGGGACTCACCAAGCCACGCTACGCATTCATGGAGAAAGCGAAGTTCCAGCAGCTGGTAGCACAGAAGAAGACAGCCAAGCGTTTGTACCCACAGGTCAACGACCTGTCCATGATTACAGCGGACATGATCACGCTGGAAAAAATCAACGCCTACAACGCAAGCCCAACCCGAGGCTATCCGCAGATTATCGTCCTCGATACCTACGTAAGCCTCGAGCACAAGGACGGCAGCAAAGAGACCATCAAGCCATGGAACGTGAATGTGGTTACACTTTCACCAACCATCCAGCTCGGCTGGACTTATTACAAGAACGTCCCAATGGTACAGAACACGGCTGCCCTGCAGGTTTATGGCGGTTTCTACAAGGTGACACGCTACAGCGAGGTCAACCCACAGACCGAGACCACCATGGCAGAGGCATACGTTCAGCCAGGACTCATCAACCGCAAGTCTCTCGTCTTCTTCAACACCGCAAACCAAACCTGGGCGAACGGAGAGGCGAGCGCATAACAACGTTTTATAAACAAGCAGCATGAAGACAAGCAACGCAATTAAAGCAATGAGCAGCTACCCGATACCAGCAGCGACGATTGAGAACATCATCGATGAAGCTGGGCTGGATGCAGATGCTGACATCACCAGGGAGGTGCGAGCAAGCAACGAGTTCAAGAAGGCGAAAGCCTCACATACGCCTTTCTTGCCGAAGCTCCGAACATCACCCAGGGAGGAATCAGCTACACATTCAACGAGGACGAACGCTCACGCTTTGCCAAGAAATCGAACAGCCTGCTAGCAGAGCTGGGAGAGGACGAAGCAGGAACAGATATCCCATGCGGCTACATCGGGGAGGATTTCTGATGATTATACAGAACGGCTTTCTTTTTACTTACGATACCACTGGAGGGGAATGCTTCACGGCATCCCCCAAAAGGTGGAAACCAAACTGAGCGACAAGGGCATCCCTTGCAATATCGTAAAAAACAAGAGCGACCACCAAGGCACGTACCAGGACGGCAAGTTCAAACAATTTGCAGCCAAGGTATTAATCGAACCGCAGGACTTCACCGCCAAAAGAGTGAAGCTAACCGACAACCGAGGCGTGGATCTCGGAGAGTTTGAAGTGCAGGACATCACCTACCTCGAAGCAGTAGAAGCATTGCAGATCACCGTCTAAAAGATTTCACCATGCCAATTAAACCCAACTTCACGCAAGCAGACATCCGAGCAAGGATGAACGCCATGATAGAGAACAGGAAGCAAGGCTTAATAACGCAACTCCTCTACATTGGAGAGGAATGCTTGAAACAGGCAAGGAGCGGACACAAGTACTTGAACCAGACAGGCAACCTATGCAGCTCTATCGGCTACTGCGTCCTCGTGGATGGCGAAATTGTACACGAGGGAGAATGGAAACAGACAAGTGAAGGAAAGGGAGGCGAAAAGGACGGAAAAACGGGAAGTTCACAAGGCGTCGCTTTTCTTCATGAACTTGCGGCAAAGCAGACAACACAAGGCATTGTTTTTCTGATGGTAGCAGGAATGCCATACGCCCAATACGTCGAAGCCATGAGCCTCGACGTTCTCGATACGAGCGAGCAGATGGCAGAACGCAAAATCAAGGCAATGCTTAACCGATTATTCAAAACGAAGTGACAATGGCAAGCAAAGGAACGACAACAATAGAAATGGACATGTACGCAGCCCTTGAAGAGCTGATGGGACGTACGATTCAAGGAACATTCTACCCCAGCGAGCTGCGACCTATCGAAGCCAAGACCGAAGACGCAGTCCTTACATGTTCAAATGCCACAGCAGGACAGATCCAGGAAGGCAGGGCTAGGCTCAACATTTACGTCCCCGACATCAATAACGGAGGAGCGAGCCTGGTACCCGACAAAGCCAGACTGATGGAGCTGGAGGCAATCGACGAACAGGTGCTGCAGACCCTTAATGATTCCTGCACCGCCTACATCTTCGACAAGTTCCAGGCAACGGCTACCATTGCGGTACCAGAGAGGAACGAGCACTTCGTTAACATCGGGATTCATTTTAGATTAGCAACATTTTCATAAACAAGGAGAACAAGCACATGGCAGATACAAAGAAAATCATCATGGCATGGGGCAAGTGCAAGGTCGAGATTGGCGACACAGGAGAGAACGATGCATTCGCAACTACACTCTTCAACGTCGGCACCATCAAAGACCAGACAACGACCCTCACGTCCAACGATGGCGACCAGCTGCAGATGAAGGCAACAGGAGGCGAAGTCGTGGCGCAGGAAGACCTCGAAGGAACACTCGAGGTGGAGACTACCGTCATCGAGCCAACTGCGGAGCTTTACGAGAAGCTGGGCATTGCAGCCAAGGACACTGATGGCGAACAGAAGGTCAAGACCCACATTGTGCCAGGCGATAAATCGATTAAGATTACCCCACACAACAAGGGAGCGAGAGGCATCAAGGCTCCGCTCTGCCGCATCAAGGTAGCACCAGCGATGGACGAGCAGAACGGTAACGCCATCAAGATCACCGCTTCAATCTTCAAGACAACAGGCGTACCAGAGACACCAGCATCGGGTGACACAGAAGCTGTTGATAACAACTATTGGTACTCCCGTTTCACAACCAAAGAGGCTTTGAAATAACCCATAATTTCATCCAAGAGCAGGAGGAAGCGACAGAGCCACCCTCCTGCTCTTTCACTTTAATCGTATGGAAGAACAGAAAACATTAGAACAGCAGGTGGTCGATACCATTCTCCAGCGCAAGACAACCTCCCTGGAGATAGACGGACGCACCTACGAGATACCAGCACCGACACCAGCGACCATAATGCTGGTGAGCGAGGAAACATCGAAGATGCCGCTAATTAACAAAGAGACGAAGAGCATCTTTCTCGAGACCCTCCGAACCGCCAGGGACTGCAAAGCCATCGGACGCATTGCCGCCATATTGGTGCTCGGAGCGAAGCGCATACGAGAAAACCACCAGGTCGTGATTTCAGAGACGAAGAAATGGAGCTGGCGACGTTTCCGATTCACCAAGCACCAGGAGACCATGAGCGAGCTGGACTTTGTAGCCATGCGCATCATGGAGGACATCACGCCAGCAACGCTGAACGAGACCATCACCAAGCGACTCATGGAGATGCAGCTGGGCGATTTTTTCGGGCTTACCACTTCCCTATCCGAAATAAACACGCTGGCGAGAACCAAGGAAGTGGAACAGACAGCCCCTGGTCAATAATCATCGGCTGGGCGAAGAACATAGGAGCCACACCGGAGGAGATCCTATACGATTACAGCTACGCCAACCTTTCGCTATATTCAGCAGCGACACCGCAGTTTGATGATGAGCAACCACCAAAATGGGATGCGAAACTCGACGCAAACAATCCCGATAATTTCACAGATGACGAAGACGAAGAGGAAGTCTTCGTAAAGGAGTATTAAAATGGCAGATTTCGACAACGGAAGAGAAGGATTCTCGATAGGCATAGACGATTCACAGCTCCAATCGGACGCTGAGAAGGTGGTGCAGCAATTCGACAATATCGGAAGGCGAGCCACACAAGCTGGACAGAAGATAGACTCAGCATTCGATGGGGTCAGCACAGAAGCCCTGCAACAAGAGACGAAGGCAGCAGAAGACAAAATCCACGACCTCGGCAACGCTACCAAGAGCGAGACCGAGAAGATGGACGCAAGCCTCAAAAAGATTGCTGCAGGAATTGGTGCGTACTTTTCAATCCAGCAGCTAACCCAATTCGAGAGCAAGGTCATCAGCATACGAAGCGAGATGGAAAGCCTGCAGACCTCCTTCAAGACCCTCGCAGGAGAACAGGTCGGTGGCGAGCTTTTCGAGCAGATAAAGGAATACGAACTTCGCACGCCAATGATTATGCAAGACCTCGCATCAGGAGCGCAGACCATGCTCGCCTTCAACATTCCTGCCCAGGACGTTATGCAGCACTTGAAAGCCATTGGCGACATTTCCATGGGCGACAGCGAGAAGTTCAAGAGCCTCACCCTTGCCTTCTCCCAGATGAGCGCAACAGGCAAGCTCATGGGACAGGACTTATTGCAGATGATTAATGCAGGCTTCAACCCATTGCAGGTGATTAGCGAGCAGACAGGAAAGAGCATCGGACAGCTGAAGGAGGAAATGGAGAAAGGCGCAATCTCCACCAAGATGGTGCAAGATGCGTTCCACGCAGCAGCCAGCGAGGGAGGTCAGTTCAACGGAATGCTCGAAGCACAGAGCAAGACCTTGAAGGGAGCGATATCCAACCTTGAAGGAGCCTGGCAGTACATGCTCAACGACATAGGCGAAGCCCAGGAAGGACTCATCGTAGGCAGCATCGACATGGCACAGAAGATAATCGCCAACTACCAGCAGGTAGGACAGATCATCATGGGCTTGATTACCACATACGGAATCTACAAGGCAGCGGTGGTTACTGCCATTGCAGCCGAGAAGCTCCACATCGAGACGCTGACCATCGCCAAGGTGCGAATTGCCGTCGTAGAGAAGGTACAAGCCGCCCTCAACGCAACGATGCTCGCCAACCCATACGTAGCAGCAGCCACCGCCCTCGGTGTATTGGTCGGTGTATTGGTAGCCTGCCACGACAGCACCACGGCAGAGGAGAAGGCACAAGCCGCCCTCAACGAGACGATGGAAACCGCAAAGCAGAAGCAGCAGGAATACAATGACGAGACAGACAGAGCCATCGAGCGAGCACAGCAGGACGAGGATGCAACCCACGGACGCAAGAAGGCGATGGATCTGCTTATTCAGAGATATCCAGCCATCATCAAGAAATACATAGACGAAGAAGGACACCTCCGCAACATACTAAAACTAAAACAAGAGATTGCAGCACAGGATGGACTCAACAGGGTGCGGAGCCTTCAGACAGACAAGAATGACGCAGACAGAGCCACACGAGCCTTCAAGCTGGAACAGCAGGCAAGAAACAAGGCTGTCAGCGCAGGAATGGGAGCCAGCCAATACAGGCAGTTCTTAACAGGCTCGCAGCAAGCCGAAGTGGACTGGGCAAACAAATGGTACAAACAGAAGACGAACCAGCCATGGTACCGAGGAGCCACCATCGAGGAACAAATCAAGTTCTCGAAGGATTACAGCGTCGGAGCCAACAAGAACGTAGCAAGAGAGCTGACAACCCAGAATGCGGACAAATTCGCTGAGACATTCAAGGACATGACAAAGCAGCAGCTGCAGCAGGTCATTAACACGCTCACCAAAGGCAAGAGGACAGGCAAGAATGTCCGCTTCAACTTGAAGGGTCTCGGCAACTACGCATACAGCCAGAGCGACATCCTGTCCATGCTTACCAAGGCACAGGGAATCGCAGCAGCAAGAACCAGGTCGAAGACCACATACAATAAATCCGATTGGGAGAAGCAGCAGAAGGAGGCGCAAGCCAAGCTCGACCAGATGGCAGACAGCCAGAAGGGAAGCAAGGAGTGGAACCAGCAGGTCTCACTCGTTAAGGAAGCGCAAGACCACATCGCCAGCAGAACCGTCTCCACGCACCAATCGAGAGCCACGGCAGCGCATAAGCAGCAGACCGAAGCCGAGAAAGCAGCCAAGGAGCAAGCCAAGGCTAACGAGAAGACGGCAGAGGAGAACTACAAATACAGACAGCAGCAGGAACAGCAACAGAAAGCCAACCAGCTGCTCCAGGCACAAGCCATCGTGGATGCCATGCAGGAGGGAGAGGCTAAGAAGCTCGCCCAGCTCGACCTCAACTACAAGAAAGAGAAGGATGCCATCGACAAGGAGGAACAATCGCTCCTCCAGGCAAAGATAGACCATGCGAAGAACCTATGGGACGCAGATCCAAAGCATGAGAACCAGGGCTTCTACGCAACAGGACAGCAGAAGGCTATCAAGCTAACCGATGAGGAAAAGGCTGGCATCACCGCCAAGAAACAATCGCTGGACGCTACAACGACCCAGCAGAGGATCGAGCTCATCAAGGCATTGCTCGACAAATACGATGACGAGAACGAGAAGGCAGAGAAGACACGCAAGGCTATCACGGACGACATCGCCCAGCTTACAAAGCTGAGAGATGAAGCCGAGAAGCTGGGACAGAACGATATCGCCAAGAACTACGAGCATAAGAGACAGCAGGCAGCGCAAGCCCTGGAGGAGAACATACAAAGCGTTTACCTCGAGGAGCTGAAAAAATCCATTGATTGGGATGCAGTATTCAACAACCTCGACCGACAGACCACCGAACAGCTGAAGGCAACGAGAGACAAGCTCACCTCATACAAGAACAGCAAGGAATACCAGCAGGCGACACCAGAAAACAAGAAGGTGGTCTCCACGGCAATAGACCAGCTCAACGATGCCATCATCAAGGGAAGCGGAATATTCGGCAACCTGGCAGAAAACTGCAAGGCGTACGAGAAAGCCAACGAGCGATACACCACCGCCCTGCAAGAGCTGAACACCGCCCTATCGGAGTTTGACGACATCGAGGACAGCGACGCACCAGAAGAGGCGAAGGAGGCTGCGAAAAAGAAGGTCGAGGCTGCACAGAAGAAGGCAGACGATGCGAAGAAAGACAAGGACACCAGCAAGGTGAACCGAGACAAGAGCTTCGACACCACGACTGACAACCTCATCCAGCTATCGCAGGCAATAACCCAGCTGGGCAGCACCAGCGAGATGAGCCTTTCAGAACTTGGCAACGTCGCAAGCAACGTCGCAAGCGTATTCGGAGATGCAGGCTCGAAGATAGGAGGCATCATCGGTGCCATCCTTTCATTGCTTGATGCAATACAGAAGCAGGGACTCTTCAAGTTCGTAGGTAACGTTTTTCAATCAACCTTCGGAGCGATCGGTGGAGTTTTCCGAAGCCTTACAGGAAGCAAGCTATTCGGTACCGACACCAGCATCGAGGACACCATCAACGACCTGACCCAATCCAACCAAGACCTGGAATCAGCCGTAACAAGGCTAACTGAGGTCATGAAAGACAAGGCAGGACAGGAAGCAACCGACACCTACCAGCGAGCTAAGAAGAACCTCGAAGATGCCACCGCCAACAAGCAGCAGATCCTGCGAGATACAGGTGGCGCATACAAGAACGGATTCATCGGCATAGGAGGAAAACACTCCTCCAACGCACACATAAACGATTCCATGAGCTCCGCTGATTGGCAGCGAATCAGCCAAATCACAGGAGAGAACGTCCGCTCAGCCTCGGACTTCTGGAACCTTACCAGCGAACAGATGGCGAAGGTGGCAGACGAAGCGACAGACCTGTGGTCTAAGATTAAGAATGCCAGCAACGACGGCTACAAGAGCAACGCCAGCAACATGGATGAGTACATCGAGTATTACAAGAAGCTCATCGACTTGCAGAACGACTACAACGAGGCAGTGACGAACCTATCCTTCGACAACACCAGGGACGGATTGAAAGAGCTGCTGAGTGACACCACCAAGGGCGTGAAGGATGCAACCAAGAAGGTCAAGCAGTACATGGAAGAAGCAGTTCTTACATACATCACCAAGACCACACTCGCCAAGGATATGCAGGATTGGTACACGCAGTTTGCAAGCGCAATGGCAGACGGCAAGCTCGACCAAAGCGAAAAAACTGACCTCCAAAAGAAATACGAGGAAGCATACCGTAAGGGAGAGCAGGCAAGAGACAACGCCTACGCTGCCGCAGGAATCGACCCAAAGGAAGACTACACGCAGAGCAGCACAAGCGCAACTCTCAGCGGTGCTACGCAAGACCAGCAGGACGAGACAAACGGCAGGCTTACCAGCATACAGAACAGCCTGTCCATTGTTGCGGACGCTGTCCAGCAGCAAGCGGAGAACAACGCCATCATTGCCAACAGCGCAGCCATTATCCGCAGCAACATGGACGACATGATGGAGATGCAGATCCAAGCCGTCGGGTACCTGGAAAAGATAGAGCGACACACCAGCGAGCTGCCATCGATGAACCAGAAGCTGGAGAAGATAAGAAAGAACACCGAAAAGTTATAAGGAGACAGAGGCATGAACAGAAAAGGCGAACTATTCATTAACGACATGGACGCATTCGGCATGTGGGGCGTTTGCTTAAGCGACTCCTCCCTTTGCTCCCTGGTAGAGCCAGAGCCGCTGAAGGATGCGGTCAGCAACAAATCCTCCACGGAGGACGGAAAGCAGATACGCAAGGAGGCGAAGCAAAGGTGGACGAACGGGACATTACCCTATTCGTCCAGCTTTACGCAACCAGCAGGGACGACATGTTCAAGAAGCTCATCGCATTCAAGAAGGAATTGAAGAAGCGACGCATCAACATCAGAACCAAGTACGAGAAGGACGTGGTGTACAGGTGCGATTACAAGAGCTGCAAGCAATTCAAATCATATTTCAAGGGAATGGCGACATTCAGCCTCACGCTGAACGAGCCGAACCCAGCAAACAGGGGAACCAAGGATTCGGACAATTATGAAGATACAGCTTTATAACAGGGCGCAAGCAAGGCATATACCATCCATGTAGGCAGCGGAAGCACGTATACATGGAAGAAGCAGGAGGAGGAGTTCATCACCGTGAACTTTTCCAGCGATTCCGTCCTGGCATTGAAGAAGGGATTCTATACCAACATCGAAAGTCTCGGACGATTCGAGGTCGTGAACTTGCCTACACCAACCAAGGCAAGTAAGGACATCGGCTACGATTACGAGCTGCGCCTAGACCGCCCATGGTATAAGTTCAAGAACCGCATCATCTTCTTCAGAAGAGGAAGCGTGAACGGAAAAGAAGCCAAATGGAGCCTCACGGACACCCTGCAGGCGCATGCAGGTATTCTGACGGACAATCTAGCCAACATCGGCTACACCTACGCAGGGAAGGAATACCTCGTTTATATCCACGATGACGTAGAGAAGAGGAACGAGGCGAAGCTGATAGCATACGACAGCACCACCCTGCTATCGGCACTCGACAAGATAGCCGAAGCGTTCGATACGGAATGGTGGATAACCGAGAATACAATCCATTTCGGCAGATGCGAGCAGGGAGAGCAGACAATAACGCTGGAGCATGGCAAGGAGCTGAACGGACTGAGCAGAAGCGAGGACAGCGAGGAGCATGGCACTCGCCTCTACGCATTCGGATCAAGCCGCAACCTCAACCAGAACTACAGGCGCAAGCTGAAGAATCCATTCACGATAGACGGATTCCATACCCTCTACGGCACGAAGGTAAGATTCACAACCAACAAGCCGAAGAACTTCTTCAGCGAGAAGAAACGCATCAAGATAACCAGCTACAGCAAGTACGAAGGGCAGACGTTCACATTCAAGGTTGTAAGCGGTTCATACACCAACCCTGCAGCAGGGCAGACGGTGTCCTGGAATAACCCAGTCTTCGAGATTGAGGTAGGCAGCATGGTAGATGCAATCGGCTTTCAGAACGGAACAGGCGTTCAGTTCATCATCGGAGACGAAACAGGTGGACAGACAGAAGACAGCAAGACCACGATGGTAAAGATAGAGCGAGACAGCTACCCTATTTTCAGTTTCAAGGAATTGCAGCTTCAGAAGAAAGCAATCACCCCAAGCACCAGGGTGACGCTGGCAGACAAGACGGAGACAGGTATCGAGTTCATCGGCATAACCTCAGACGGAACGAGCAGCGTGAACGACGGCAGGGACTGCTACGCATTGACCGACAAGACCAAGCAGCTGGCAGGAAGCAGCCAGCAGGTCACACTCTCCCATCTTGCCATGGCATACGTCAGCAAGCTCTACACGGAGCCGATAGACGGACAGAGCGAGGTAGCGATACAAGGCGTCAGCGACACCATCCTCCAGCTGCCAATCGGCACGCCATACATTGACAGCGACAAGAACCTGGATCCAGACGACATCACAGACATCGTAAAGACATACGAGGACATCTACCCAAGGGCACTGCTTACCATTACGGAGGTCACGGAGATAGCAGCCAAGACCACCGACACGGACACAGGCAACGTGACCTATTGGACAGCATACCGATTCAAGGCGAAACTCCAAGACGGCTCACCTTTCGTTTTCGACAGCATCTACGAGACGCAGGAAGATAACAAGCCGCTGAGCATCCACTTCGAGAGCGGTAAGCTGAACGGCATGGACTTCGAGGTACACTTCAACCCAGATGCAGACACGGACGACAAGCAGCTCTTCGAGATTACGAGGAACGACACATACACCCTCGAACTTCCGAACGAGACAATGAAGCCAGCGGTCGGGGACACGCTCTACATGTACAACATGGACATTACCTTCATTGATGACGAATTGGTGGAGGCAGCGGAAATGGAACTGAAGGCAGAAGCCGAGAAGGACATGAAGAAGATGAAGGTGGACAGCGGTACCTACACAGGAACCAAGAACCCCGTCCTTTTCGGACAGAAGGGAATCGAGCTGACATACGGCAGCAAGGTGAAGCTCGTAGCACCAGAGTACTTCGATAAAGAAGACCACGCAAGGGAAAGCCGAATCATCGGATGGGAGCTAGACCTTGAAGACTTGACGCAGGGAGAGCTCACTATCGGAGAGAGCAAGACAGGAAGCAGAAGCGATACACTCGCTGAGACAGTAAGCCAAATCGTTTACAAGAACGAGCAGATACAAAACCAGCAAGAGCTGCAACTTTCCAAAATCAGAAACCTCATAGACACCATCGTCGGAAAGCGATTTCTATCGAAACTTGTAGACGATACAGCAGAAGGCATCATAACCTTCTTGCAAGGAATCAAGCTCGGCAAGGGAGGCGAATATTCTATCGAGGGCAACGGAAAGGCAAGCTCCGTGAGGTTTTCGCCAACGCAATAAAGGCAGCGAAGACCATCAGCGTAGGCAATAATTTCTATTTTGATGCGGACGGAGAATTCAAGTTTGACAAGGATGGCAACATCATCGCCAATAGCGTTACAGCAGGAAAGCTGGCATCAAAGGACTTCAACGAGAACGAGCGAAAGGGGTTTGTCATTGCCGCAAAGGACAAAGAGAAAGGGACATACAAACTTTGCATCGATGAGATAATCGCATGGGCGATGGCAACCGTAGGAGCATTGCACGTGAAAGGCGCCTCAACCTTTGATGGCGACCTATTCAGCAAGGAGTTCATATCGGGATTCCTTGGAGGCAAAGGATGGGGCATCTACAACAAGCCTATCACAAACGCTGCAGGAATGCTCGAGAATAAATGGACGGGAGAATTTGATAACGTCATCGTACGTGGCTCATTACGTGTCTATGAAATGATTATCTCACAGCTGCTCGGAGAGAATGACAACCGAGTCTTCACGGGCATGATGGAGGTGGATCACTTTGACAAGAAATCGGGCAAGGTATATCTCGATACGCAGGACGGCAAGCTCTATAATCCATTCCGTCGGGATGACATCATTATGGTTCAGCAGTTCAATGGTATGCCCAATAGCAGTAACGGCAACTATGTAACCAAGAACTACGAGCTGCTTGTTACGGATGCAGGATGCGGAAACCTGGAGGATGGCGAAAAGAGATTGGACTGGGTGAAATTCGCCAACTTCACCTCTTCGATAGCGGGAGCAAGTCCTGAAGCTCTCATCAGGAAGAAGGACACATTCGTGCGAGTGGATAACCTCAGCGACCCAGACCGCAAGGGTATCATGCAGATTATAACTGTAGGTACAGCTTCGCCTCACATGGATGTAGTCTATGGCTTGAAGACAGACCCAGAAGGAGCGTTGAAGGGCAGACTAGGTAACCTGGAAGGCATCGTGCATCCATGGTTCGGCAGACTGCAGGGATTCGGTGAGTATCTGAATAACCTCTATGCAGTAGGCGACCTGATTCTGCGCAGGACTGGCGAGAGCGTGGATACCAAGTTCCAGGTTCTTGAGAATATGTTTTCAAGTCGATTTGCCAAGACCAGCTATGAGCTGACCAATGGCAAAAACTATCTTGAGAATGGGCAATTCCTGGAGCAGGTGACAGATGCAGATAACACCATCATTAATGGCTGGGAGATTGATGCAGACGAGGAGACTATGTTGTGGGTAGATGCCAATGGTATGCCATTTTTGGTAAACTCTACGCTTACAACCAGCGGTAACAAGAAGGTTACGCTGGAGCAGAACGACGGCAGACAGATGCTTCGCATACAGAACTGCGGTCTCAGACAGAAGAATGCCATCATTAAGCAGCCTGGTACTCACAAGGAATATGTGAAGGGCAGTGGTGAGAAGAATGATGCAGGATTGTCTCAGACGGAGGCATCAACAATAGATGTACAAGATAAACTCTTTGTAAATGTACGCCTTTATGCCAAGACCGCCGGTCAGCTTACCTATGGCTTCGAGGGCTGCAAGGCTGTGGAAGGCAAGTTGAACGAGCTGGCAGTCAAGACTGAAAACATCGCCTATTCGGGCGAATGGCAGACGGTAAGGATGGAAGGTAAATGGAACGGCTCTGGTGATTTCATCATCCGATATTCTGGCGATTGCTATATAGCATTGGTTACCATCACCGACGAACCTCTCAGCGAGTTCAGCCAGTCTGTGAGCACTCAGATTGTGCAGACCGCAGAGAATATCAAGCTGCTGGGTGAGAATATCAATAAGGTGAATGGCAAGACTACCAAGCTGGGAATTGAACTTGATGCAGAAAAGGGCGAAATCAGGCAGTATGTAGATCAGACGGATAAAAAGAATCGCGAAGATACCTCATCGCTGATTTTACAGACATCGAGCAGCATCACCTCATCGGTTGACAAGAAACTGAAAAATCAGTACGATACCGTTACAAGCGAGTATTCTTCATCCATCAGTCAGACTGCGGAGGGTATCAGGCAGTGGGTAGGTAGTCAAGACTACGCCAACAACACTACAGTATCATCTAGCATCGAGCAGCTATCTGGCAGGATTACCAGTACTGTGGAAATGGTGGAAGCGAATGCTTCTAGCATTACACAGATTCAGCAGGATATTGATTCCATCACACTGACAGTGGGCAAGGCTGCTACACAAGAGCAGCTGCATGCAAACGTAGATACGCTCAATAAGAGTATCAACAGTAATCTTGCATCTGCTAAAAGTTATGCAGATGGTGTTGGCAGCGGTATAAGAAGTGATTACTCCTCTACCATTACGACCGTTAAGCAAAATAGCAGTGGATGGAGTGTAGCTGCCGGAGGATTCGATTCGAAAGGTAAGCTGAAATCATCTGCTGGAGCTGTATTGACTACAGAATTTGCCGGGCTTTTCTCTACGGCATTCACTAACAAAGGCGGTGTCGTAAAAAGTGAAATCAGTTCTTTCATTACGAAGGATGCAGCTGGAAACATGATTTCCAATGCAACAATCCAAGCCGACAAGATAAATCTTACCGGTCATTGCATGAACTTCTCGGGCGGTCAGATTACCATCACAACTCCGAACTTTAAACTTGGCTCAACTGGTAGTGTTTGGTGTCAGAATGGTACATTCAGCGGTACGGTTACAGGAGTACATGGAAGCTTTAAAACACTTGATTGTGTTGACAGCAACGGAAATGTAGTTGGTAATATACAGTTTGGTTCGGATGGCAGAATGTGGTTCTCGGGAGACATGTATCATCAAGGATATGATAGTGCCAAAAAACGTGGTTATCGCTTTTATGCGGCAGATATATGGTGCAGAGGCATGTTCGGACATCGACAAAAGACAATGGCATTGGTTTTCGGCACACACATGAGGATATACACCAAGGATGCTGACAATACAGAGGATACTGGGGTTTATATTGCACTCGAAAGTGGTATGGTATCAGGAGGAAGATACTATAAAATACCTCTGTATGGTTTTGCTAAATATGGAGACGCTTCAGGTATGGCGATTGATATGGTTGTCATTAATTGCAGTTCTGATTTCTATTACGTATTCGAGGGAATGGGTAACGGCAAGGAATGGCGAGTCATAAATGGTAATGATAGACAGACAATTCATTTTGCAGACATCGGTGGTTGGCATGAGTTGAAAGGTGGCGAAAGCCTGTCGTGCGCTTACGTAAATCCGAAATTCCTGAATCCGAAGCCAACCAGCCTTGGTGCAGGAGTCTTCTGGAGTGGTGAATATGATTTGAACTGGTCTTGATTTTAATAACTTATATAATATTTACAATATGAAAACAGCAAAGCAGACGGTGACAACCGAATTTGAGCCGATTGAGCTCAACGAGAGTGTGAAAGTGAGTTTCGAGCGTAATGTCGCTGGAGATAAAACTATAATAAGAGGATATATCATCAGCAGTGAGAATGGTGAGTATCTTGGTAATCTTAATGTAGAGAACGGCAATCTTGCGATCTCTATCAAAAGGGATATGGTTGATAAGGAGACGAGTGCGAAGATCCTTACCTCAATTCCTGAATGGATTGAGAGCATAGAAAGCGCAGAATAAGGAGGTGCCTATGAGTGATGCAAGTATTAACAGCAATCTTGAAGAGGCTTTCAAGAACTCAGACTGGTCAACAATCTGTGCTGCCTTGATGCCGCGCTTCAACGATTACCTAGCCAGACGTTCGAAGAATGTCTTCGAGTGTGAGCAGGTGAACTCCCTCGAGCACGTATTCACCGTACCAGCCTCTACGATGACCAGGCAGGCACTCGAAAGCAGGTCATCGTTCCGATGAAGGTGTTCACCCGTGATATTGACGCAGAGCTGGAGAAAGCCAAAAAGGTGACTGAAGCTGCAAATACTGCAACAGAAAAGGCCAACACGGCTGCAGCAAATGCAGACAAGGCTAGGGAGGGGCTGGAGACTAAGAAGCAGGAGGTAGATAATGCCGTAGCTGAGAGTAAGACTGCAACCGAAGCAGCCAAGAAGGCTACTTCGGATACTTTGGCTAGCAAGACTGCAATCGAGAAGAACGAGACCGCTCGGCAGACAGCAGAACAAACTCGCCAATCGCAAGAGACTGCAAGGCAGACAGCAGAGGCAACACGCAACAGCAACGAGACAACTCGAAAGAGCCAAGAGGCTACGAGAGTGACACAGGAGAACACTCGGCAATCCAACGAGACAACCCGAAGATCAAACGAGGAAACCCGTAAAAAGCAGGAAGCCACACGGCAGACGCAGGAGTCTGCCCGTGTGGAAGCCGAGAAAAAGAGAGTCGCAGCTGAAAGCGGAAGGGTGGCAGCAGAAAACGGTCGAGTGTCGGCAGAGAAAAAGCGAGAAACGGATACCCAAGCTGCCATCAGCAACTCCAAGGCACAGACCAACATCGCCAAGGAACTCAACGACCATCCGCAGAAGCAGGGCGATAACGGAAACTGGTGGAAATGGAACACAACCACCAAGCAGTATGAGGATACAGGAATCATCGCCAGAGGCGGTATGATGTACCCGACGTTCGAGATTCTCGACAATGAGCTGTATGTAACGGACGCAGGATCCAACATCGAGGAGCGCATAGAGCTGGAAGATAACGAACTTGTATTGAAACTCTAAAAAAAAA